TAAACAAGGCGACCTTGACCCAGAGTCTTCTCCCAACTACCCCTTTAAGTTTACTGCTGATTGCTATAATATAAAAGTCCACCAACTCGAACGGTAATGGTTAAACAAGTAGAAAAAGATTGGGGTTACGAAATATGGCTCGCTAACAATGAGCAAGAAAACTATTGTGGTAAAATTCTTTACGTTAAAGAGGGGAAGTCTACCTCTATGCACTTCCATGCTAAAAAGCATGAGTCTTTTTATGTCCTCGAAGGGACGCTTTGTATACACATTGTAGATACAGAGACAACCGAAACTACTCCTTGCTACATCAAGGAAGGACAATCATTTGAAATGGGGAGGCTTGTGCCACACAAACTTGAAGCTTTTGAAGGGGCGGTAAAATTTATCGAAATAAGCACCTTCCACGAAGATAGTGATAGTTATAGAGTCTGGAGGTAAAGATGGTTACTACCCAACAAAGAGATGTTGAATATGGTTCTCGAGAATATTGGTTCTCTTACGCAGAGGGCATTCTCAACCGTACTAAAATTAATCGACCTTGGTTTTCTGAAATAAAGTGTGCAGAAATAGCACTTCGTATAGCAGTGGAAGAAGGAGACTTAAAAGCTATAAAACTCAGTCATTTACTTTGGCAGAAAAAAATGAAAAACGATTACAATATACATAAAGATGAAGTTAGCAATAGTTAGCGGCGGTTTTGATCCCGTTCATATAGGCCATATTGAGCTTTTTGAGAAAGCTAAAGACATGGCGGATGATTTATGCGTCATTGTTAATGATGATACTTTTCTTGAACGAAAAAAGGGGAAAGCTTTTATGACTTTAAGCGAGAGATTAAAAATTATAGAGTCTCTAAAACCTGTAGACATGGTAGTGGAATCTGCCGATCAAGATGATACAGTTTGCAATACCTTAGAGTGGGTTAGGGCGCTTTACAAAAATAAATATAAACATATGATGTTTTGCAATGGAGGGGACCGAACTAATAAAGGCGATACTCCTGAGCATAAAACGTGCGAGCAAATAGGTATCAAACCAGTTTACGGATTGGGAGATAAAATACAAAGTAGTAGCTCGCTGTTAAAAGGATGAAGGTAAAGCTTTTTGACTCTAATGAACGCGTCTTTCTCGATAGTGTTGCTCGTTCAAGAGCAGAAGGGAAGACTCATTTAAAAACTAAATCTCTTATGTGTTCTGGTCGCAAGGACGGGAGCGCTTACGATAAGAGCTTAGAAGGGCATTATATGGGGGTAGCAGGAGAATATGCTGTAGCTGAAGAAGTGAAAGGGTTCATGGATTTTATTCCTCGCTCTCAAGGAGATAAACATTCGGCGGATATCTTATGCAGGAATAAAGAGGGAAAGAGTTGTAAAATTTCCGTTAAGACTACTAAATATAAAGATCCTATTCTCAAAGTTAATTCGCTGGCCGAAATAAAAGACGCTACCCATGTCGCTCTATGTCGTTACTTCAAAGAAGGTGATCAAGAAGGAGTAGAAATGCATTGGGTAAAATCTGTAGAAGAATTTAAAAAAAATCATTATATAAGAGACTTTGGCTACGGCCCTAAAATGTGTTTGAAATGAAAACGTTTATATTATCACTACTGGTTTCCGTTTCTGTTTTTTCGCAGACTCCGGAAAATAGGTCATTCGTTTCTTTTGCTAACGAGTACATCCCTGAGTTAGATGAAAGAGTGCTTACTCGTGAAGAAGTGTGGAAAGAGACGGAAGCGAAAGAATACTTCCCCATCAATGACATTATTACTGAAAAAACTTTATTTGTTCCTACGAGCGGCGCAAATAAAGCGTTTTATCAATCACTTAATTACTATAACAGAAATCTTTTCATGACTTTAAAACAAGCGGCTAAGAAAGCTAGAGAAGAGAAGAAAACTTTTTATGTTAATATAGTAGCTGGAGAAAATACTCCCGCTCATGCTTTTAAAGGCAGAAATAATGTTTATAAAGCCTCTGAGTACACAGAAGGCCAATGGACAATTTTCGGTATCGACCCAAAAGGGGAACTTATACAGGATCATTACCAGCACGGAGAGTACGGTAAACAAGGAAGGGATGGCATTTCTTATCAGCATGCCGTTAAAACTTTTAAAGCTACTGCTCTACGCAAAGCTGCAATGAGAGCTGAAAAAAGCGATAAAGAAAATGACTGGCATGTCGTCTTCGATTTAGGAGATGAAGTTAGCCAGACATACATATTTGATACCTTCTCTGAATACGAGGAGTTTTACAATTTAACTAGACTGTATGAGCAAGACAAAAGTAAGTACGAGGTGAAGAAAGTAAAAGCACCTAAACCTTTAGTTAAAAAATAAATTATGAAATCATTCATTAACTTCGAGTATATGATTACTCCGGGAATCTTAAAGATTCTTTGTTATATTGGGGCAGTAGTTACTGTCGTTATGGGAATCTTCGCGCTTTTCTCGGGGGCCTCTGACGCGGCGACAGCCGGAATTAGCCTGATTGTTTTGGGGCCAATCGCTTGCCGTATTTACACCGAGCTAATGCTGGTTATCTTTGAGGTTCATAAAACGCTCAAAGAAATAAGAGATAAGTAGAGTTAAGTGCTTAGTAGGTAACGCCAACCCCATCGTAGCGTAAAGTTGCGGTGGGGTTTTTTAGAAATTGGCATCTTTTTTTCTATAATTTATGCAGGCGTTATGGAAATCTTGAAAAAAGCAGTCGGGCACGGAAAAAACAGGCGCTTTTGCGATGCAGTACTTAAAATTTGCCTTCATTGCAAATCGGAGTTTCTGGTTACAGTTTCGGCCTTAAAGAGGGGAGAAGGGAAGTTTTGTACGCGTTCTTGTGGGGCTTATTACAATAATAAGAATAGAAAAAAGATATCGCTGGAATGTCAGCTATGCGGCAACTCTTTCGAAAGCACTCGTCATGACGCTAAATATTGCAGCCCCTCCTGCAAAAGACATCAAAAAGCTAAGAAGAGCAAAGAGTATCAACAAAATCCAGAGAATCACGTTTACCATCTTTCGGGTAAAATTAGAAAAAAATATGGACGCCTTCCATGCATGGTCAAGGACTGTAATTGTAATTGGGACACTTCTTTTCTCGAGACTCATGAAATAGTTTGCGATATCCATCACATAAAAAAGAGATCAGAAGGAGGGGATGATTCGCTTTCTAATCTTATAGCTACTTGCCCAAACTCTCATCGTATGCTAGATCGCGGGCTAATAACCACTGACCGCATAATCAACATTGAAGAATATATTCGTAGAAATAGCCCTTATATACTGGAAGAATTTTTTCAAACTCAGGTTTAACAAGAAAAAGTGTAATTGTAAGGTGTGTAGGTCGAAACATGAAAGAAAAGAAACAGGCGGGAAAAGGCGATAAGCCAAGGAATTGTTTTTCCAATGGCTATAAAAGCAATTACGAGGCCATCAATTGGGGAGACAATAAACAATGTGCCAATGCTTCCAGTGCAAAAAAGATTTCACCGAAACGCAATTAACATGGGTTATAATAGATAACTTTTTAAGATTAATATGTGATGAGTGCAAAAAAGAAAAAAAATTATGACATTCTTCCCGAGGATTTTGGGGAAGATGATTATATGGTTTGGTTCTGGTAAAGTGTAATATAAAGTATGGGAGAAGTCCATACTTTAGCGTCCAACGGAAATGCCAAAGGTATAAAGAAGTATCTTGCGGGGACCGGATATAAGAAAGCTTTCCTTTCTTTAGATGATGAAAAAGGCTGGAGCCCTCTTCATTACGCCTCTCATTACAGTAGGTCAAAAATAGTTCAGCTTATTCTTACCGCTGGCATCTCTCCAAATATCAAGAGTAAAGCCCCAAATAAACAAAAACAAAATGAGTGGAATTTAGCGTTAGAGGCAGGGAATAAGGAAAAAATTCCCACGTTTTACCCTATGGATGTGGCAGAGGGGCCAAATCGCACCAAGATAATCGCGTCCCTTATAGCTAAAGGAGGAAAATTTTTTGGGGATGAATTATCTCTGCATCAAGCTGTCCAGATGCAGGATTTAGATGAGATAGAGTGTTTGGTAGAGGACGAGAGCGTTAAAATAAATGCTAGAGACAGTCGGGGTTGGATGCCAATTCATTACGCTGTTGAATTAGGAAATAAGGAGATATGTGAAATACTTTTTGAGCATAAGGCTAACCCCAACGGTTCTTGTCACGAAGGAAACCTCAATCCTTATGAAATTGCTAATGATAACGACAATCAAGAGTTGCTAGAATATTTAAAATCTAAAGGGTGCTTAAAAAATCCTAATAGAAACTATAAAAGGCAAAATATTTCCCCTTCGAGTGAAATTAAAGTTGGCTCAGATCAACCAAAAGGATATAAATCAATGGAGTTTCAAGACGTCAAAAAGGCTCCGACAAGTCTTTGGGGGAAGATGACTGAATCAAAGGCCGACAGGAGAGCCAGAGAAGAGGCTATGCAAAAAGAGCATGACGAAAGAAATGCCCGAATAAAAGAAGCTGCTGATAAGGCTAAAGCGGAGGAAGAACGGTTGAAAAGGTCTAGAGTTATAAAATGGAAGTTCGGCGGCGACCCATTTAAACTCAAAGGTGATGCTATTGAGTACGATAGCCCTTGTGAATCGCATACATACTTTATGGATATTGTTGGGTACTCCAAAAAAAGTACAGCAATGCAAAAGAAGGTCATGGATGACCTTATATCTATAGTAAAAGGAACGCAGAGCTATCAACAAGCACAAAGGCAAGGAAAGTTAATTATTCTCCCAACTGGTGACGGTATGGCTTTAGTTTTCTTTAATAGCGTTCACGCAGCTTTTAGGTGTGCAGTTGATGTGGGAAAGAAGTGTTATAAGAGCGCAGATATAGGATTAAGGAATGGCCTTTATACTGGCCCCGTAGTTCCAGTTAAAGATATAAACGATAACCCCAATGTAAGTGGACATGGAATAAATATGGCTCAACGATGTATGGATGCTGGAGATAATGACCATC